ACATATACCTCCTCGTGGGTATCTGCCGGACGGTAGTTGAGGGCAAACCAGCGCATGAACTCGCCGAAGAAGCTGTTGAACATCTGCATCGTGTTCTGGTATTTGTTGTACTCGCCGTTGGCGAAGTCGATCATGGCCGTCAGGTATGCCCAGTAGATTTTGTCGTGCGGCGGCTGCGCCAGCAGTTCCTTGTCCTTGTCCGCGTCGTACTGGTAGGTGATGATCTCCTCGCTCGCCCACAGTAAGACCTCGGTCTGCACCAGCCCTTCACACTCGTTCAGCCACTTTGTCTTCGCCTCGTTTGAGAAGGCGTTAGGCTTGATCTCGTCTACATAGTCGATGACGCTCTTCAGTGTCGCCATTATCCGTCCCCCTTTCCTCGAAATGAAAAGCGGGGCAGCGGCCTGCGCCGCCGCCCCGTCCGGTCTGTGTTCTGATTAGCCGCCAGTCGATGTGGCAATGAGCTGCGTGCCGCCGGTCACGCCGCCCACGGCATAGCCGCGCCAGTCGTTGAAACCGGCGATGAAGCGGGCGTAGCCCTTCCACACGTTGGCATCGTTGCCCGCCAGCTCGCTTCTGACCTCCAGCTGCACGCGGTCAAGCCACATGGCGCTGCCGTACTCGTCGTTGTACTTCTTGTCCAGCAGAATCCACGGGGAAGTGCCGGACGCGATGAACTGGTTCAGGTACGGCCACACCACCACGTTCCAGCGGCCAAAGTTGTAGTTGAAGCCGTTGTTGGCAGTGGCAGGGTCTTTGTCCGCGCCGATGGCTGCGAACACGTCGCGCTTGAGCTTGTAGTCGTTGGGGATGAGGATGGTGGTGGGAGCCACATCCAGTACCTCGTCGTTGTCGCCACGGAAGTCCTGCATCTTCGCCTCCATCGCCATCAGCGCGTCGTTGCTGAAGGCATCAGAGAACTGGTTGGACTGGTTGGACTTGCCCAGCTTGCTGGGGTGGTTGGTGGCGAACAGGCACTTGCCATCGGCGGTCTTCACGTCAAAGGTCTTGCCGGAGAAGGTGGTCTCCGTCTTCTTCTGGATAGCCGCGCCGATGAGGGCAGCGCCGAACTTCTCGCGGGTGCGGTAGTAGCTGGTGATGAAGCCAGCGGGCTGCTTCTTCAAATCCATCAGCTTTGCATCCTCCACGATCTCGCGGGACAGGGAGAAGCTGTTCTTCCACGTCATGTGTTCGAGGAACTTTGCGAAGCCCTCCTGCATACCGTCCACGGGGTAGTCGCCGTTCTCGCCCACCGGCTGGAAGCCGTCCATGGCCGTCATGGTGGAGAACTTTTCGCCCCAGTGGTTGCTGCTGCCCATATTGAACAGCTCCGGCAACATACTGGTCTGTTCAAATGCCTCGCCCCTCTTTTCGAGGAACATCTTGATCGGCTCCTGAGACTTGCCGAAAATGCTGTCTTGAAGGCCGGAGCCTTCGGTAAAGGTGATATTAGCCATTGTTCACTGTACTCCTTTCGTCGTTCTTAGAAGCGCACGCGGCACATGCTGCCGCTGGCGGTGCCGTCCATGTACACCACCTCCGCCACGCCGTTGGTGGTCGTGGCCGTGACCTGCAGGCCGTCCGTGTGCAGCGTCACCTTGTCGCCCAGCTTGATGCTGGTTGCGGCAGCTGCAAAGGTGGTCTCCAGAATCATGTCCTTGCCCACGCGGATAACGGGGATGATGTCGCCCGCCGTGCACTCGCCGTCCTTTTCGCACATGGAGATGTAAGTGGGCGCGGTTGCGCCGGTAGCCAGCGCCAGCTGGCCGGTGGTCTGCGTCAGTGCCATGCCCACCTTGGGTGTGATGGCGCTTGCGGGCAGGTATTCAATACCCGGCACGCGGTTGTCATCAGTGGAATAAATCTTGAAAGCCATTGTGCTTTTCTCCTTTCGCTTCGTCAGCCCTTTTTATGGCTGCGGTTGTAGTGTGCCTGTATCTCTGCATCCGTGGCACCCGGATTCAGCGCGCGGTACATCTCCTTCACTTCAGCCGGTACGCTCACCGCGCCCGCGCCTCGTTCCTTGGTCTGTCCCATGTGCTGCTTGCCCTGCAGGTTGTTGAGAGCTGCCTGTCTGGTGGCCGCCGCCGCGCTGCTGGTCAGAGCCTCGAAGTTTGCCAGCCGGTAGGCATCCACCAGCGTGTTGCCCTTCTTCACCAGCTCGTAGAACTTCGGATAGGTCTCCATGGCCGCAAGGTCTTTCAGCTCCCGGATGTTGGGGTTCAGCTTGCCGATCTCCTTTAGCTGTTCGTCCACCTTCACCCGTGCCTGTGCCTCGTTGGCCTCCTGCTGCGCCCGCTCCGCCGCCGCCTGTGCTTCCTTGGCCTGCTTCACTTCCGGCAGGTCGTTCACGAATGCGTTGAACTCCTCGTCGCTCATCCCGCTCTTCTTCAGCACGCGGGCTTTGCGCTCTGCATCGAAGCGCTGCCGGTACTCGTCGTACTCCGCCTTCGATGTGATGGGCTGCTTCGTGTACGGGTTCACCAGTCCGCTGTTTCGGAACGCCTCGTCGATGGTGCGCCTCGCTTCTTCCTGTGCGTCTGTGCGCGCCTTCTCCACGGCGGCATCCCGCTCCGCCTCCGCCTTGCGGCGTGCCGCTGCAAACGCTGCGTTCTGCTCCGGGGTCTGCTTGCCCGTCTCACTATGATCTTCGCCGTCCTCCGCAGCTCCCTGCGGTTCTTCGGCGCTTGTGTCCTGCGTCTCTTCTTCGGCAGGGTCGGCGGCTTCCTGCTCTTCTGCGCCTTGCGCCTGTGTGGTCTCGTCCGTGGCAGGGTCGGCGATCTCCTGCTCTTTTCCGCCTTCGTCAATGCCAAACAATGCGCCGTAGTCGATGTCCATGTGTTGTGCTCCTCTCTGGATTTTTGCGCTTTTCCTGCGAATGTGGGGCTTGCTTTGTCAGATGGTCTTACTTGTTCTTGCTGCCTCTCAGGTCGTTGCCGGTCTTCACGGTGCCGTTGCCCTTCTTGTTGTCGCCGCTGAAGGGTGCCTTCACCACCTGCGCGCCGGTGTTCTTGATGCTGCCAGCGTAGGTCTTATCTGCCATCTCTGCGTCCTCCTTTCTTTCCTTGATGCTCCTTTGTGTCACGGTCGGCGGCGCGGGTGCCCCAGTCCCGCGCCGCTTCCCGCTTCAGGAGGTCGGGCGATACCCGAATGATAGGGAAGTATCTATGTCAGACGGGAGCATTTGCTCCCATGGTCTGCCCGGAATCACGCGCAGCGTCCTGCTGCGCTCTCTGGATGACGGCCTGTGCGGTCTGCATGTCCAGCCCGCCATTCTGCTGCCGCTGCATCTGCGCCTGCTGCATCTGCTGCTGTGCCATCTGCATCTGCATGGCCATCTGCTGCTGCAGCTGCTGTTTGTGCAGTTCCTCTTCGAGGTATGCCCGCGTCTCTCCGGCTCCCGGATAGTGCAGCAGCTCCATCTTCGTCCAGAACAGGATGAGCGTCTGAATCTGCGCCGGGTCTCCGAAGGCTCCGGTCTGCAGGTTCATGCGCGTCTCCTGCCACATGGCCTCGCGGTTCGATGCCAGCGGGGCGGAGGTATCGCAGCTGAAGAGGAACTGATCGTTCCAGCACCACTCTCCCGCCGCGTCCTGTTCAAGGAAGTCATAGCGGTTGAACGTCTCGTACTGTGCGTTGCCGTGGATGTCGTTGGACACCACCGGCCTCGGCTCATCCGTGTACGCCAGCTTGAACTTGAACATGGCCTCGAACAGCGCCGCATACGCCGCGTCTTTCATCACGCGCTTGCTTTCCAGTCTGCCAGCACTCTGCGCCGCCGCGAACTCCTTTGCCTTGCCGCTGGTGGCCGTGCGGTCTGTCCGCCCCTGAAAGCTGTCCGTGATGCCGATGATCTGGCGTGCCTCTTCATATACCTGCGACAGGTACACCATGTCCTGCTCCACGTTGCCCTGCAGGTCGTATACGTCGATCAGCGCTTTGGTGGCCGCATTGCCCGGTCGGATGACCTTCATGTCCTCCGCGTCCACGCGGATGCTGGCCTCGTCCGGCAGCGTGATGTAGCTGCCAGATTTCAGCAGCTTGTCGATGATCTTGCTCTCGATGCGGTTGGTGGTGTTCTGTTGGTCGGCAATCTTGTCAATGTCGCTGTCTCCCAAGAACCTGCCGTACACGCTCACATTCTTCTGCAGGATGACCGGGAAGATGTCCGGCTTGTAGAACGGCACCTTCGTCGGCTCTTCGATGATCTCCACCACCGGCAGCCCCAGCTCGTCCGTCTCCGTGTCGGATGCCACCTCTCGGCGTACCATGCCGCCGATGGTGCTGCCGTCGCTTCTGGCGACGGCCACAGGGATTTCCTCGAACTCTTCCTCGGTCTCCTCCCACTTGCTTCCGCCGCAGTATGGGCATTTCTTCCGCCCACCCCGCAGCGGCAGCGGCCTCGTCTCTTTTGCAAGCGCATCCGCCGCCGCGTCAAAGTCCACCTCCGCCGCCGTGCTCATGCCGTTCGGCAGCAGGATGTCCGGCGCGTCCATCTCCGGCTCCGTCAGCAGCGGCTCCACCGCGCCGCACTTCACGCACCTGCGCAGCCGCCTCGCCTGATAGTCTTCAAGGTCTTCCAGCTGCGTGTCGTTCACCCAGCTGTAAAGGCCGATGCCTCCCTTGTCGTTGCGGTAGTATGCGATGTACTGCGTCACAAGGTCGTTCGCCGTGGTGTCCCCACCGGTGCCCTTGATGTCCGGCTCTTCCTCGCTCTCGTCTGATACGTCCACATCGTAGCGCCTGCGGATGTATTCCTTCGTCTGCGGGATTTTGAGGATGATGTAGTCCATGTCCTCGATGCCGGTGTACACGCCGTCCTGCGGGATGATCTGCTTCGGGTGAAGCGTGGATACCGCCAGCTCCCCGATGGTGAAGTGCGTCCGCTGCGTGTTGTCCCACTCCACCAGAAACGCCGCGCCGCCCTGAATGGGCACCGTCCGCTCCATGATGTCGTTGAGCTGTTCAAACGGCATTCTGTCAAGCTCGTTGCGCAGCATGTCCTCGATGAGCTTTGCTTTCATCTCGTCCTGCTTGCGTCTGGCCGTCACCTTCGGCTGCGGAATGTTGCTGTCTGTCTGCGCCTCGATGATCTCCGCGCAGATATTGCGCACATGCACGGCCTTCGTCTTCCGCTCGCCCTGCACGATAGGCCGCATCTCGTTCGTCCCGGCATACAGCGCCTCCCGCTCGTCCATGCGGCTGGTCTCGCCGTCGTATGCCGCTTCGTTGGTCTTCAGCCTGTCCTGCCAAAGCCGCAGCTTGTTCTTATCCTGTTTCTTCATAGCGTCCTCCTGTTATCGCTGCGGATTGCCCCAGCGTTTACGCAGCATCTCCCGCTCCGTCGGTGATGCGTTCTCATAGTCCTCCCACATGGATGCCGTCCATAGCCGCGCCACCGTTTCCTTCTGTGCGATGTAGCTCTGCTGCGGCCTGATGTAGTGTGCGATGGCAAGGCTCAGCACGCAGTCATCGTGCGCTCCCAGCTCCGCCTCCGGCTTCAGCGTCTCCGGATTGCGCACGAAGGTCAGCATCTCCTGCAGCGTTGTCTCGTCGTTCACGATGGTGATGTCATCGCGCACCGCCTTGATAAGCTCCGCAAGGATGACCGGCCTCGTCTTCGTGTTGGTGAGAAAGCCAAAGCTCTGCTTGATCTTGTGCGTGTAATCGTCGATGCTCTCCCGGATGTACTGCTTCGGATACCGCAGCCGCTCCAGCTCCATCACCGGGTAGGTGGAGAAGTTGGTCTCAATGCCGATGAGCGCCGTGTTGTAGTGCAGCCCTAAGCAGTAGACCTGCCGTGCGAACACATCCTCGTCGAACTTGCCTCGCAGCACCGCCACCTGCTCTCCGGTTCTGTTGTCCAGCACCTGCGCCACAAAGCTGTCGCTGCCTTCTCCTGCAGTGTCTCCGCCGATGACGTAAGGCGCGCCCTTCTCCGGCTTCTTGTAGACCTTGATGCAGCCGTCCCTCGCGTCCTCCCATCGGATGTCCGTCAGCGTCAGCCCGTCATCCGCGTATGTGAAGAGGCCGGTGCACACCGGTTCCTTCAGCTCCTGCAGCCGTCTTCCGATGGCCTTGCCGTTGAATACCGTCTTGCCCGTCACGCCCCACATGCCGAGGCAGTAGACCTGATAGTAATACTCGTCCGTTTCCTGAAAGCTCTCCAGCGTCCGGATAGCCGCCGCATCCAGAAAGCGGTTGTCCTTGTAGGTGCTCTCGTGCACCCGTGCTCGTTTGTCCCGCCGGTCAAAAAAACGTTTCTTCAGCCAGTGCTGAATGCTGATCGGGTTGAAGCTCAGGATGATCTGCTGGTACTCCCGCGTCTTTCCGCGCAGTCGGATGTCAAGCTGGTTGAAGTCTCCCTCCAGCAGCTCGCTGGCCTCTTCAATCCAGATGCCCGTGATGTTGTAGATGGATTTCAGCTTCTCAACGTCATCCAGTCCCGCAAAGATGATCTCGCTGCCGTTTTGGAAAGAGATGGTCAGGTCTGATTTGTTGGCCTTGTACCCGCTGTCCGGGTAGAACTCCGCCAGCTGTCCCAAAAGCTGCTTGAAGCAGCTCTCTCGCAGCGTCCTCGCTACCTTACGGCACACGAGGAAGCGGTGTCCCGGCTCGTTGACCGCCCGCTCCAGCACCTTCCGTCCCGCGAAGATGGACTTTCCCGAACCGCCGCCGCCTTTCAGCACCAGATACCTGTGTGTGTCAGCGAACAGCGGAAGGAAGGTTTCGTTGTTGGTCTCTCGCAGTCCCTCGTACCACGTTACGATTTCATAGAGCTTGTCGATCTCCTCGCGGCTCATGGCCTTCAGCTCAGAGGCCGTCCACTTCGTCTTCATCGCACTCGCTCTCCCCGTCATCAGCCCTCAGCAGCGCCAACTTCTCATGGTAGGTGGCGGCGTGCTTCATGCTCTCGCGGGTGTCCTTGCCCAGTTCGACCTCCTGCTTCTGCTTCCAGCCGTAGTTGTTCTGCAGGTTGAAGATGATGCCCTGCACGCCCTTCTCCCGTGTCAGCAGCTCCTGCTCCAGATACGCCTCGATTCGGGTTCGCGCCCCTTGGCATATCCCCGCCAGCTCCGGATGCAGCGCAGCGTCCGCGTAGTTCTGCCATGTGCTCCGGTCAATGCCCAAATACAGGCACATGCCCGTCACGCTCGGCGGCACCACGAACTGCACCACCTTGATCTCCTCGCCGTCATCGTTGCGGATGATGCCGCCGGTGTCGTCTCTTGCCGGAATTGTCCGTGATATGCTCCGGAAATAACGCTCGATTGCTTCCCGTAGTCCCTTTTTCGTGTATTTTTTCGGCCTTCCTGCAGCCATCTGCGCCACCTCCTTGCTCCGGCGCTATAAGGTGTTCCCGCGCGTGCGTGCGCGCATCGTGCGCGCTTGTCGTGGGGAAAAATTCATTTTGCCGCACAGCCTTCTCCCGCCCCTCGAATTATCTTGCTGTGCTCTTACCCGCTGGCGGTGTGCGCCAGCTCACGCTATCATGGTACGGCAAAAAGTGTGTCGCTGAGTTGCAACTTTGCCGAAAACACAGAACGCACGCAGGTGTGTTCCTGCGTGCGTTCTGTGTGTGTTTTTACAGCTGCGTTGGGAAGTTCTCGTAATACTTCCGCACCTTCCGGTACAGCGTGGTCTTGTCCATGTGGTGCCGCATGGCCAGCGCCGTGGCGCTGGCATCCGTGGTCACAAACTCGAATAGCGCCTGATAATACTCCCCGCCGTGCTCCAAGCACAGGTTGAGTATCTTCTGCTGTGCCGCCTCGTCCAGCTCCCGGTAGCGGCGGGAGGTGAAGTAGATATACCCCTGCCGGTTGTAGTCTGCCTTCACGCCGCGCTTATATCGAAACATCTGCTCCACCTCCCGTCTTCTCATACGTCCGCGAAGCTCTCCCGGATGGTGCCCCCCCGCGTCTCAAAGGCCACCACATGGAACCGCCCCAGCGGATGGATGTATATCACCGTTCCGTCGTAGGCACGTCCGCGTGCCTTTCTTTTCCGGTTCCGGTCTCTGATCTCTTCCGTCTCTCCGAAGGTCTCCGGCACCCGCTGCACTCTGTCTCCGATCTTCACAGCGCTTTCCCTCCGTGGCGGTACGGGCGCGTGCGGTTGTACTCGTGCTTCTGCGCCAGCACCGCCTCCACATCCACGCCTTCCTTGCCGCACCAGTCGAGGATGCGGATGAGGCAGTCCACCATCTCCGTGGCAATGCCCTCCGGCTTGCAGCTGTGCTCCGGCTTGCCATCCGCTTCGCACTGTGTTTCCTTGTCGCAGTGGCCGCAGCAGCCGTAGATCATGGGCTTCCCGTTGCGGTATTCCTCCAGTGCCTCAGACAGTTCGCTGTGGCACAGCGCCACAATGTCTCCGAAGCTGCGCGGCTCGTCCCACCAGCCATGCGCCACCGCGTTCTGATGGATGTCCTTTGCCCACTCGTTCAGCGTCTTTGCCATATTCAATTCCTCCCGGTTATGTATTGCCCCGCATCAGGGTCTGCCTGATGGAGTACGCTTTTTCATGTGCGCAGGCTGCGCCGCCGAAGAACTGCTCCACTCGCGCCTGCGCATCTCGAAGTGGATGTACGTCCCCCGGTTGATATTGTTCTTGTAGCAGGTGGCCTCCACCAGCTGAAAGTCCGGGTAGCGGTCTTCAAACCACTGCCACTGCGTTCCGCACTCGATGGCCTCCTCGATGTCTGCTATGTCGTCCATGTTCAGCTGCCCGTCAAACTGCGCGCACTGCGGGATGGTCAGGTTCCGGCTCTGGTTCCAGCGCTTGAAGAAATGCTTGTCCTTGGCGATGTAGTGCGCAAGGCCGGTCACGCCGGATTCGTTGAACTGCAGCCGCTTGCTGTTGGCGTATCCCAGCCCCCACACCTTCTCGATGGTGTCGCGGTCTAATCCTCCGCTGAGAATGACATGGTGATGCACTCTTCCGCTGGTCTTGCCGTATTCTGTGCAGCTGATGTACTTCAGTTCCATCCCCAGCTTTGCATACCGGCGCTTCAGTCTTCGGATGTAATTGCTCAGGATGTGCTGCGCTTCCTCCTCCGTCTGCGGCTCTTCGCCGGGACGGTAGGTCAGATGCAGGGCAATGTCATCCTCGGTGAAGTTGCTGTGCACTAAGCGGGTCAGCTTCTTCTCCGCGTTCTTCTGGTTCAGCTTCTGCTGAATTTCGCTCGTGGGCTTGCACCGCGATCTCCGCTTCCCCGGCGCTTGGAATACCGGATATATGTCTCCGTCCATGTAATCGCCGCAGACATATACGCTCTCCCGGTTGAATGTTCTCCCTGTGTACATCCCCGCAGCTCCTCTCTGGTTGCTAAGTTAAGATTGGTTACAAGCCTCAATTCGCGCGTGCGCGCGCGAATTATATATAAGTATTCAGCCTGCCATCGTCAGTGCCGGGAGGCTGTCCCCGGCAGACAGGACGCACAGCGCGCCCTGTTTCGGCTATGTGGATAAATAATGCCCGTAGCACCACGCTGACGGTGCATTCCCTTCCACGCACGCTTCCTTGCCCTTCGGAAAAAGCTGCGTCACCCGCCCGTAGGCGCTCTGCGGTTTCATCATGGGAACGCCGTCCGCCCGCGCCGGTGCGCGTTCCTCCGACCTTGCCCGGTATCCGCAGCGCAGCGCGTCTGTGTCGCGGCTCCATTCCTCCCGGAAGGCATGTGCGCAGCTGCTGCAGCTCGGTTTCATGTTTCGCTCCTTCCCGCGCGCACGCGGCGCGCGGATGGTTTCGATCTCAGATTAAAGGCAGAAGCCGAAGGCCACGCCACACGCACCGCTCGCGTAGCCGTAGATGGCGCCGCCGCTGCTGATGACATAGCAGAAAATCGCGGAGTAGCCGCCATACGGAGAGCGAAGCCAGTACCACCATGTACCGTTCCCCGGTCTCTCTTTCACGCGGCTGCGCTCCGTGCTGAACAGCTCCAGCTGTGTCTCATCTGTGTCTGCCGGTGCCCAGTCCTCTGCTCCTTCCTTACCGAACATCTCTGTGAACGACGGCAGCCACAGCTTGTCATCGCTCTCCAGTCGTTCGCCGTCCATGGTCTGCACGATGCGGCGCGGCACGATCATCTCCCGCAGCTCATCCGGCAGCATGTGGATAATGGTTTCGTTGAGCCACAGGCGCATCTCGCTGTCCCGCCAGCCGCCTTTGCTGGTCATGCGCTTGTTCATCCCGTGTTCGTCCTTCATGCAGTCCTTCAGCAGGAAAATCAGCCCACGCTCCGTGGTTCCCACGGCCTGCACCGTCAGCTCTTCGCCGGTCTTCAGCGTGATGTCCAGCTCATCTCCCACCTGCAGCAACTCCTGCAGCTTTCCGTCCGCCTGCGCCTTCTTAATGGTGTTCCACTCGATCTCGCTTGTGATGGTCTTTCTGATATTCATGGGGCATCCTCCTGATTATCTGTACCGTTCATCCCACGGTACGAAGTATTTTCCGCACGCCTTCTTCAGGCGCTCGTCCACCTTGCCCTGCGTGAACCATATCTGCTTGTCGGTCTTTGCATCCGCAAGGCACATTTCCGCATAGGTCATAAAGGTCTGGTCGTAGCAGTCGCTCAGCTTCTTCAGCCGCTCTTCGCCCCAGCCGAAGTCTTCGTGCATGGTGATGAGCATCATGTCCTTGCACTGCTGCAGCGTAAAGCGCCTGGTCTTCTCATCCCGAACAGCCTGCTGCGCCGCCAGCTTCTGTAGGTATCCGCTCTGCTTTGCCATCGCTTATCCCTCCAGTGTTTCCTTCAGCGCCAGCAGCTTTTCAATGGTGTCCTCATAGGCCGCCTCCAGCAGCACCGCGCAGTCTGTCATGCCCTCGTTGCCGTATGGGCAGCCCCAGTGTTCCTCGCTGCTGCATACCCGCTTGCCGCAGGCATCCATCAGCTCCACAGTCTGCCGCGCGTCCTTCAGCTCCTTCAGCAGCCCCTGTGCCTTTTGCAGCGTCTCAGGCTCCAGATCGCTGCGCTCGTATTCCCGCAGCTTCTCGTAGCAGCGCCGCTGATCGCATCGTCCATCCTCGCAGAAGCTCCCGCCGGGGATGGAATCGCACTGCGCAATGTCGCAGAAGGAAAGGTCGGTGTCCACTGTCAGCCGTTTCATTTGCCGCACACCGCCGGTCTGCTCTGCAGCTCTCCGCCGCAGGCCGCATAGCCCGCAAGGTCTACCCAGTTGTCGCTCTTGCCGTGTCCTGTGGCAATGCGTGCGATCTTCAGCAGCGCCAGCAGCGCCGCCACATCCTCCGGCACGATGCAAACCTCCGCCGCCGGGTCTCCGACGCATTTTTCTTTGATGTAGGTCTCCCACAGCTCCCCGATCACACGGAAGCTGTCCTCCGGTGTGCCGTAGTCTTCTTCTCTCTGCCCGCACACGCAGACCTCCGCCGCGTGCAGCAATTCGCTTCTCGTCATCATTCGTCCTCCCCGTGCAGCACCGCGATGTTTGCCAGCACGCTGGCATTCGTCCACTCCATGGCCAACAGGATCGCGCTACGCTGGAACTCGCCCGCCAGCGCGCAGAATGCGTCGCCGTTATGGTCTTTCACCGCGCTCCACATATCCTTGTTCACGTCCTTGATGGCCTTCATCCGGCTCTCCACGTTCTCGATGTTTTCCTTCAGCTGCGCCCATGCCTCCCGGTCACTGGCAAATCCGCGTCCACGTTCTTCCATAATTCCGCTCAGCAGCTCCGCAGAGGTCGCCTGCATGTTGCCCATCAACTTCTGCTGTGCGCTCAGATTATCCATGCTGCACCTCCGCGATCTCCCAGTCCTCCGCCAGCATGTCCGTCTGGCTTGCCAGCCACGGCACGCAGCTGCGCGGTGCATCCGGATTGTTGCTGCGCAGGCCGGTGGTGTCGATGTAGATGTACGGGCTGGTCATCTTGCTGTGCTCATCCGGCACCTGCAGCTTGATGAAAATGCCCTTGCCGTTCCAGCCTCTGCGCCGAACCGGCCAGCCGCAGCGCAGCTTGCTCAGCGCCCAGCCGAAGTCCCGCGTCTCGGTATCCGCCGCCGTGCATTCCATGGTGCGCTCCTCGTCCGTCCTCTTCTGCAGGGCATAGCCCTCCAGCTCCCACAGCCGGTTCTCGATGTGCTGCAAGCACAGTCTCTTGCCCAGCTCAGCGTCGTAGTTGGCCGGGTCTACGCACGCGCTGCTCTCCGTCAGGATGAAGCCGTTGCGCAGCCGCACCGTCACCACCGTGCACTTGCCGAACTCCGTGCGTACCTGCACGTCCGCGCTGTTCAGCAGCAGGTCGATCTCCGCCTGTGTTACCTTGATGTCGCTCATGTTCATTTCCTCCTGTCATTTTGTTTGTATATCGTCCGCCCCCACTGGCAGCGTGGGCAGAGGTATCCGTCCTTTGGTATCGTTTGGCCTTTGGCGATGTTCCATCTTAGCCCGCAGCCACGGCAGGTCTCATACCGCAGCCCCGGTATCTCCCGCGCTTCCCGTTCTCTCATGCGCCTGCCTCCCGGTACAGCTTTGTTCTTCCGCTTTCGATGTGGCAGCGGTTGATGAGCAGCCTTTGCTTTCTTCCGCCATCCAGAATTACCCTTAGATCGTCCGGTGTCCGGATGATCTTTTCCACGGTTGTGACCATCAGCCACTCGTGGCTTTCCGTGGAGCAGTCATATATGACGGTCATGCCCACCTGAAGCTCATCCCATGCAAGCCTCCGCCCGTGTTCCTCTATGTATGCGCCCACGCGCAGCGCAGCGGGGAAGAGGCTCAGCTGTTCCATCCGCTCACTCCTCATACGGGCTTTGCAGGCTCCAGTCCCAAACTTGCCCGCCGTCCCACTCCGTCCGGAAGTGGTTGTGTTTTCCGTCGCCGGTGAAGAAAAGGTATTCCCTCGGTAGCACTCTTCCTACCTCCGTCTCTCCGTCCTTTTCGTCCAGCCACCGTTCGATCACATCCAGCGCCAGCTCCTCCAGCTCCGGCAGCAGCGGATGATCTGCTGCATATCCATGGAACTGGTACGGCTTTGTCACCACAGCAATCACGCCCGCCGGTGTCGCATCCCGTGCATCGTCCGCTCGGTTCAGAATGCACCACACCACCGCTGCCCGCTCTGTTGTTCCGCGCACCATGGCCTCGCCGTATACGGCCTTGGCGATGTACGCCGCCGTCTCCGTCCATGCGCTCATATCCCGCTCAGGTTCTTCCTGTCGGATGACCGGCTCTGGCATGTACGTCACATAGGTCTGCGTCAGCTTCTCGGCCACCGCCTCGTCCTGCTCAATCGGCTGCGCCGTTGTGCTCAACATCAGCAGGTTGGCCACCACCGCCGCCAGCATCAGCATCGCCGCCGCTGCCGCAAGTGCTCTCTTTCTCATTCCATCCACCCCGCCAGCCACGCGAACAGCGCCGCCGCGCACATGGATGCAGCCATCATCAGGAAGCCCGCGCTCAGCGCGATGCTGTCCTGCTCCACGCCTCCGCCGATGCCCAGCATCAGCAGGAAGCTCAGCCCCGCCAGCGCACCCCACACGCTCTTCAGCGTCCGGCGCTTGCGCCTATGTACCGTGCGGTATCTCGTTTCCATGTTTTTCCTCCCGTCTAAAACGGCAGTTCACCGTCGTCTTCCGTGATCTCGTCGTAGGCGTTCCCGGCCTGCTGGTAGATGTCCGCCACCTGCTCCAGCTTCTTCGTGTCGCCGAAGTACAGGTTGGTGGCGTTCAGCTCTGTCTCCTTGCGGGTCTGGTCGTGTTTGTCCTTCCATGTGCGTGTCTGCAGGCGGCCTGTGGCCACCACCATCCGCCCCTTGCCGAAGAACTTGCACAGGAACTCTGCCGTGCCTCGCCATGCCACACAGTCGATAAAGTCCGTGGCACGCTTGCCGTCTTCCCCCGGCTTGCCGTCTCGCTCCACCGCCAGCGTGAAGCTGCACACCGGCGTGCCGGTGCTCGTTCGCCGCAGTTCCGGGTCAGCGGTCAGCCGCCCCATGATGGCCGTGTCATTCAGCATCGCTCTCAACCTTTCTCTCGATGGATTTCATCAGCTTCAAAAAATCAGCCGCCTGCGGATATTCGCCCGTGTCGTCGCGGACAACCTCCGCCAGAAAGCTCTGAAGCTCGCGCCAGCAGGCGGTATAATAAATCTCGTTTCGATCACTCCGCATCCCTTTATCCCCACTTTTCCACGATGTTCTCCGCCGCTTCCTTCGTCAGCCCGATGAAGTCCTCGTCCGTCGTGCCTATCAGGATGGCGTTGCCTACGATGACGTCGTTGAAGAGGTACGCCATGTCTGTGGCCAGCCGGTTCACCGGCATCCCCAGCAGCTTGCCCTCCTCGTTGATGATGAGCGTCAGCCCCACACCCTGCTCATGGCTCCATTCGCCCGCCAGCGCCGTGGGCACCGTTTCAATATGGCCTTCTACGATCTCCTGTAGCGTCTTCAGGTCTAAGCTGTCGCCGTGGTAGCAGTGCAGCAGTGCCATTTCCTCGTTCTGCCTGATGATGATCGCATATCTCTCCATGCGCTTTTCCTCCTTCACCAGTTCACGCACAATTCCTCGTCCAGAATCTGAAATGTTCCGGTCGGCTTCTCTTCCGTGGGCTGCAGGTCTTCCTCATCCAGATAGTTCCTGCCGAACTCCCGCATGAAGTCCTCCTTCGTCCAGCCCATCCGCTCCATGGCCATCTTCTGGCCGTAGCGGTGCAGCTCGTCCATGGTCTCCCGGCAGCTGTGCACTGCTTTCTCCCCGAAGATGTGGCAGCTTCCGTGGCACATGTAAACTGTCAGACCGTACTTCTCGCTCTTCTTGCGGTATGCGCCGCCGAAGATGTGGTGCTTGTCCAGCGGCTCCGCCGTCCCGTTCCTGCCGCACAGCCAGCACCTTCTTCCTGTGTACATCTTTCTGCCTCCTTCAGGTTTCTGCGGCGTGTCTCTTGCAGCGCCCGTCCACGCCTACGCCTTTGAACTTTCCCTTGTTCGCTCTCGCGCGGGCAGCGTCCAGCCGTGCCTTGTCGATGTCGTACTCGAATCTGCCGTTCGCATCCAGCTTGTCGGTCATGCCCCGGTTCAGCTCGCGGTATACGGAAGTCTCGTGCAGTCCCACCGCATCCGCGATGTCGCCCACCTTCCAGCCATCTTTGTACAACCTTGCGATCTCCATGCGTACCTCGTCATCCATGACCTTGTATTTCAATTCAGTGCTCAACCTTCTCACTCCTTCCGCCCGTTTGAGCGTAAAAAAATATCGCAAGTCGAACCGTTTAGGTTCTTCTTGCGATATATTTTACAGGTTGCCCTTGCAAAATGCAATACTTATCGCAAGATTTTTCAATTAAAAAATAGCCAGACTTTCACGCCATGATTTGTGCAAGTTGTTCATTGAACGCTCTGGCTGCCGTTGTCCGTCCCAAAATCTCCCGTGGGTAGTTGTTCATCCAGTCTGCCGCTGCGATGATCTCCTCGTCCGGCACCTCGTCGAAGTTCGTGCCCTTCGGGAACAGCCGCCGGAACATCTTGTTCAGATTCTCGTTGCTGCCGCGCTCATAGCTGCTGTACGGGTGGCAGTAGTACATCTTCGTCCGCTGCCCGCCGAAGATGGAAGTCTCCATGCCCTCACAGTCAGAGAACTCGCTGCCATTGTCCACGGTGATGCTGCGGAAGATTTTGCTGAACAGCGCGCCATACTTCCGCTCCAGTCCGTTCAGCGCCGCCACCACGTTCTCCATGGTCGCGCCGTACATGGGCAGCGTGATCTCGTTGCGGCTCAGTCTCTCCGTCAGTGTCAGCACGCACTTCTTCGTCTTTTGCTTGCCCTTCACAGTGTCCATCTCCCAGTGAAACGGCTCTTCCCGCTGGTTTATTTCCTCCGGCCTGCGTTCGATGCTCTCGCCCTGCGGTGGACGCGATGCCGAGCGCACACGATTGTATCCGCGCTTGGTCTCTCCATGCAGCGGCAGGTCTTTGTTGGTGATGTTCAGAAATACGCCGTTCGTGATGTAGTTGTAGATGGTCTTCTCGCACACGCGCACGGAAAACTGTTTTCCCTCCAGTTCAATGTCCATCAGGACAGCAGCGGGGCTGCGCCCCTCGTCAGCGATCTTGCGCTCAATGTAGCCCGCCAGCGCATAGTCATTCCCCAGCTTGATCGGTCTGCCCTTGGCGGTCTTTCCGTATTCATACTGTTGTTGCGCGATGTCGGCGGAGTAGCGCTTGTCCGTGGTGTAGTCGCCGTTCAGGTGGTCGTACATCACGCCCGGACGCTTCAGCTCCCGGTACACGGTGGTGTAGTTGACGCGCAGCGCGTCCGCGATCTCCTGAATCCCGGCTCCGCCGTTGTACATCTGCTCGATCTTCAGTCTGTCAGTGTAGGTCAGGTGGTGGAACCGCTTGAACTTTCTCTCCATGCCGTGTTTCTCCTTTGCGCTTTCTTGCGCTTATTCTAAAGCTGATTACGGCAGGTGTCAATATATACAAAATCCCTCCGCCCGCAGGTGGAGGGATTATTCTTTTCCCAGCAGCCAGTCCGTGCTCACGCGCAGCACCTCGGCCAGTATCGGCAGCTCAAAGTCCGGCACCACGCGCTTGCCGGTTTCAATTCTGCTCACGGCCATCTGTCCCAGCTGAAGACCGGCCAGCTGCAGCTTCGCCGCCAGCTCTTCCTGTGACCAGCCCATACGCATTCGCGGCTCGCGCACCCGCTCGCCGCATAGATTAAAGCGATCTCCCAGTGTATACAGCCGCACAGCTCCGCCTCCTCATAATCATCTTTTGCATATTCTTGCTTGAACTTACCATGTCTTCGTGTTAATCTTATAAAAAAGATGATTAGACGGAAAATATTTTTTGGAGGTATACCTATGAAATGGCTCGTATATGGCTGCGGTCTTCTGATTTCCAGCGCCGCGCTTGTTGCTCTCTCCATGTCCGGTGTGTTTCCTGCCCTCGGCGGTATCGGCTCCGGGCTGTTGACAGTCTGCGTCTACTTTCTCGGTGTATATCTCGCGCCGCGCCTCATCATTCATCGCCTTCAGCAGCGTGTTTCGAAAGAGAAGCCCGAAGATATTGTTACCATTGAGCCAAATCGCAAGCCCGTTCGCCGCGATGTCGTCGGCTATCAGCTGGCTATATTTATCCTTGTTTGTGCATCGGTTCTCTTTGCTCTCCGATGCGGCAGTGCATCCAGCGAAGTCGAGCAGCTGCAGGCGCAGCTCGAAGAGCAATATCACGACCGTTATGAAGAAGGCTATGCAGATGCCGAAAGTACCGCCTATGAAAGCGGCTATGATGTCGGGTGTAAAGATGGCTACAGCACCGGCTATGTCGACGGAGATGCTGCTGGCCGCAGTGCAATCCTGTCCACTTACTACAATGAGCTGCGCTTCTTTCGCAACGGCGCTTGTATCGTCACGGAAGAAGGCTATCGTTATCACCACTATGGCTGCCATCACATTGCAGGGCGCGAGTATTGGATATACAACACCGAGTTGGCAGAATATAAAGGCTATTCTCCCTGCATTGATTGTTGGGAAGATGGGCTTTTGACAATTACACTGAGCTGATAACGAAGCAGAACACCGCCGGGTCTCCCCGGCGGTGTTCTTGTCTTATCCCTTCGGCAGTACCAGGCCGCCGGTGTAGCTTGTGCCATCCGGCAGCACGATGCCGCTCTCTGTCTCAGCGTTCAGCGCATCGTAGACTTTCTGCCCCACGCTGGTGCTGTACGGGTTTTTCGCAGGCTTCCAGCTCTTGTTTGCCAGCTGCCACAGTGCAGCCTGCTGCGTCACCGTCAGGCTCTGCCCGCCGCCTGCTCCCGGCAGTACGATACCGTTACCGCCGCCGCCCATAGAATCAATGGCCGCTTCCACCTCTTCCTGCTTGAATGTGCCGTTGCCGTCAAAATCGAACTTCGGCAGCAGCTCCCGGAATGCGACATACGCTTCCGGTGTCACGCCGTAGCTGTATCCGGTCTGCAGCTTGCTGTACTCGCTCTCCTGCATCATCTCGCCCAGCACGTTCATCTGCTCTTCGGTGCTCAAGCCCGCATCCACCACTGCGCGGTAACGCTGCAGGTCGCTCACGCTGTCCTTGCCGTCCTCCGGCTCCAGTGCGTTCAGGCTGTTTGCCAGCTCATAGGCTGCGTCATCACTCAGTCCCGCCGAAACGAAGCTGTCGTACCGTGCTGCCTCCGCCGGAATCTGACTGTAATACTTGAAGCAGTCCCGCACGGTTTCTGCCTGCTCTGCGGTCAGATTCTGACTGTTCACCCAGTGGGAGAACTCCACCGCCTTCTCTGATGCGCCGCTGTACTTCTCGTTGACGGTGGTGTACTCGTTCTGCACCTTCAGGAACGTGTCAAAGTTCAATCCCGCCTGCTCGAATGCCATAATGTCATCGTCTCGGCTCGTGGTGTAGCTGCCGTCTTCCTGCTTCTCGCCGAATAGGCATCTGTACATCTCCCGCTTCTCGTCGTCCGTCAGTGGGCTTTCCGCCAGCGCGGTGCGCTTTGCGTTGGATGCTTCTGCTCCTTTCAGGCTTCCCGCGTTTTTAACATCCAGCAGCACCTGCGTCACCGCGCCCATGTCCGCGTCGCTGTCGGCCAGTGCGTCCATTAGCTCCCGTTCCTTGTCGGTTGCCATCAGCCCATAATAGGCCACACTCTTTCCGTCGCCGGAGATGTCTGTGGCCTGCAGCACTCTTCGTTCCGCTTCAGCCTTGTTTTCCGTCTCCGTCTTCTTCGTCCCGCGCAGCTCCTTCAGCAGGTTGTACGCATCTTCTTCCGGCACGCCAGCCTCCGTCATTCCCTGATAGGCAGCGGTCTCCTTTGCGCCAAAGCTCTTGAATCCGCTCTCTACCCAGTCCCTTCCGGTCTTCAGTGAGGTTTTTCCGAACAGCATGGCTTGCCCCGCATTCAGCGCAGCCTGCCATGGGTCATCATTGTACACCGGGTACTGTAGCAGATCATTTCCTTCAGCGTCTACGGAATAGCTGCCCCCTTTGATCGTTGCGCTCAGTCCTTGGTAAATCTTCTTCAGCTGTCCGCCGCCAAATGGAAGCGCCAGATAGGTCAGCGGGTTCATCAGTTCCTTGCCCGCCGTAGCCAGTTTCTTCTTTGTGCTCCAAGTATCGCTCGTCACAGTCTTCAGCAGGTTGTCCCAATCCGGCAGAGCGCTGCTGATCGGGACGCGCCCGCCGCCCAGCACGCCGCCGATGAACGGCAATTCCTCCGCCACATCGCCCAGCGTTTCGGTCACGGTGTCGTAGGCGTTTTTCTTCTCCGTCTCAAAAGACGGCATATCGCCTGTCACAGCACCTACGCCCAGCTCCACAAGGTTCGGCAGCTCATATCCGGTGATGTCGCCCACGGTGTCGTTCAGGATGCCCAGCGGGTCAAGCGCCGGTCTGCGTCCGATGAAATATTCGTAGACTTCATCGTACAGCCATGCGCCGAGGAAGAACTTGAACAGCGCCATTGCCAGCGCCGCCAGCCCCTTCTCCTTGTATGCGCGCGGCATATCCTTGAAGAGATAGCTCAGCTGGTTGTTGACCTCCAGCTGGAACTGCGCGAAGACCTTCGTCATCGGATTGCTCCGATTGAACAGTGTCGGCGTGGAGCCTTTGCTGCGGTCAGCCATCACGCCCGCCGTCCAGTTGTCCGCCTCCGTCATGGCGGCAGTCTCGCTCATCCCGCGCTTCAGGTTCTGGTTGTACCGCGCACGCACCAGACTTCCGGCGGTAAACTGGTCGATATACTCCATCGGCGAAGACATGGTGGCCGATGCTTTCTGTGCCCATGTCCGCACCAGCGGGTCGCTGCCCTTACGGTTGGTCAGGAAGGCAGACGCATCCGCAATGCCGTCGTTTTCTTTGAAGCTCTGCAGCGTCTGCCACATGCCGCGCAGCAGTTCCCCACGGTCAAGCATCGCGCCTCCCTGCGTCAGCGGGATGAAGTTGGTCAGCCACGATGCCGGGTTAATGGCCACCATGTTGGCAGCCACGCGGCTCTCCAGTCCCTTCACAAGGTTGTACATGTTTCTGCCCAGTGCCTGCTCCATGTTGCGGTCTGCGCGGCTCTTCTTGTTGGCCAGCAGGTTGGTGTACTCCTCCAGCTCCACCACGAAGTTCGACAGCGCAAACCGCCCGTCTTCGTAGATGCTGTCGATCTTGCTGCGTTTCTCTTCCTCTGTCAGCCGCGTGTCGGCGTACACCGTGTCCACCTGCTTGCGGATGCCCTCGTCGCCGGTGCGGTAGCGCGCCTGCGTCGCCAGTGCCCGCAGCTTCTGGATGTTGTCGGTCTGATAGATAACGTCCGCCACGCCCTCGATGTATCGGTCGAAGCCCTCCACCGCGTCATAGGCCGTGTCGAAGCCGAGGCGCTGCTGTGCATTGCCGAACCACTGGATGCCCGGTCGGAAGGTGTGCGTCAGTCCGTTGATGGTGGTGGGCAGTGCCGTCACCTGTGTGTCAATGCCCAATGCCCTGCCGAACAGTCCCATGATGCCGTCGCCGTCACCCGGCTGGAAATGTGGGAAGTAGCCGCTGCGGTAGTTCACTGGCTCGTACCCGTTGCGTACTCTGGCCTCGTTCATCTGCTGGAACAGCTCGTCGTAGATGCTTCGGAACTCCTCCACCGCGTGCTCGATCTTTGCCTTGTCCAGCTGCGGGTTCTGCTTCCACATCTCCTGCACAATACCGCGCCAGTCGCTCAGCGTCTTGCCGTCCCGCTCCGCCATGCGCCCTCTGCTGTTCTCCAGCATCCGGATGTTGTCCATCGCTTCGCCCAGCAGCTGCACGGCGTGCGCTTCAGAGATTTTCCCCACCTTCTGCATGGCCTTCGTTTCTTTGGTGCTCAGGTTCAGCGCCTGTACCCGCTCGCGCATTTTGTTCTTCAGTCGCGTGGACTTTGCCTGCGCCTCGTGCACCGGTGTGAAATACTCTGCAATGATCTCCTGCGCCAGCTTCTTGTCCTTCACGATGTCAAGGATATTGCGCTCCATCGTTTCGCGGGAATAGAGAATACCAGCTTTCTTGTCCTTCCAGTCGTTTGCCGTCTCTAAGAACTTGTCCGCCTCTTCCCGCAGCTTCGCCCGCTGGCTCTGCTTGTACTCCGTCAGCAGCTTCACCAGCCGTTCATACTCCGTCGTAGCCTCGTATACAGCGGTGATGCCCTTCACATTGTCCGTCTTCGGGTCAAGGTGCTCCAGCTCGATCTCGCCCTTCAGCAGCCGTCCCAGCTGCACATTGTCGTGGTCGGTCAGCAGGTTCTTCGCTTTTGCTTTCTCCGATTCCCACCGCGCCTTCTTCAGCTGCTTGTAGGCTTCTGTGACCTGTTCCGTCGTCATCGGTGTCTCCGCCGCCGCGTTTGCCTTTGCCGCACGCTCGTCAGCATAGCGTTTCACAGTGCGCAGGTCTCCAATGGTGTCTCCGATGGCAGCATCAAAGTCATTCTTCGCCCAGCGCTTGAACTCCTCCGCATCCCGTCCATAGTATTCGCTCAGGGATTTCTCCGTTTTTTCGATGCTCTGCGCCACTTCAAACATGCGCACCAGCTGGTCAGCCGGATGCGTCAGATCATCCGGGAACAGCTCCGGTGCCATGTCCTGCAGCTCCTGATACACCACATCCACCGGCAGCCCGCCCTCGTTGACGATGCGCAGCCGCCCGAAGGCGCTCTTTCTGAAGTCATTGAAGTCCGCAATGTCGTGCTTGTCTTCCTCCGATATGGTCACAGCCTGCGTGCGAAGGTGATCTTTGATGTCCTTATACTGCTGGTAGAACTCCTCATCCACCACAATGCCCTCGCTGTATGCCTGCTCAAACAGCTCCGCCGCCGTCTCTTCCGAAACGCGCCCGGTGGTCAGGTACTCCTCGCTGATCTGCTGCGCGATCTTCTGCAGGTATTCCCTCTGTGCAAAGCGCGGCACGCTCAGCGCGCGGCTTACGCGCCCAACAAGGGCGTTTTCAGCCCGCTTCAGGTAGTCCTGTGCCTTCTTCGGCAGCGATGTACGGATGCTGTTCTTCTTCTCTTCGTCCTCCGCCGTCGGCAGCGTCGCCTCCGCCGTTTCCTCCTCTGTGACGGAATATTGCAGCGTCCGTTCATCAGTTGGCATAGTGAAACGCTCCACCACCGCATCGCGGTTTTCATAGCTCAGCGGCAGCAGGTTATGCACCCGCACCTCCGCGTCAGACCATGTGCCACCGAAGTCCTGCCCGGTCAGCGTCAGCTCTCCGATCTCGCTCTTGGAATACTTGTTGGAGGAATCGAACAGCAGCACCGGGATTTGTTCCACGCCTGCATTCCGCATGGCCACCGCGCGGTGCCGCCCCTCATGTCCCTGTACCTCTCCTGTTTCGTGGTCGATGTTCAGCTGGATAGGCTGCCACCTTGTGGCTTCGCCCAGTTTCTCCGCGTCCAGTTCCTTGCTGTGCTGCTCCACGATCTGCCGTCCGCCCTCGCTGGTGGTCAGGTTCAGGAAGTCATCCGGTGTCATGTAGGCAATGTACGCCTTCGCATACTTCGGGCTGCTCTTTGCTGCATAGTCTCTCAGGTAGGTGTCAATGGTGCTTTCCTTCAGTTTGACCGCTCCGTCATACTCTCCGCCTTCGCTGATAGAGAACCGGATGTCCGGATTGTCTGTCGGGTTTTCGTTGGTGACGCTCTTGATCTGTTCCGGGGAGAAGGCGATGTATACCGCGTCCGGCGTTCCGTTGTCGTCCATCTCGATGTCAGTGGACTTTACGATGATACCGTCATGCCCGCCTTCCTGCGCCCAGCGCTTCAGGTCTCCGTGCCGGATGTCTGCCTGTCCGATTGCACTGCCCCAGCCTTCGTCCTCAATGACAAGCGGGTTTTTCAGGTTCAAATAAACCTGCATGATTTCCCCCTTGCCCTTGTAGCCGGTCGCCTCTCGTGCATACCCGGTTGCATCCTCAACGTATGGGCTAAAGTAAAATCCGAGATCACTGCCTCTGTCTGCAAAGTTTTCCCCGATGTGTGCCTTATCGAAGACCGTAAACTTTGTTCCGGTTCCATGGTAGAGCGTCAGCAGCCGTCCCTCGCCATCCACCGCTTTGCTGTCCTTGAAGAACTCTTGCTGTGCTTCCGTCAGCTGCCTGCCGTTACTGTCCTCGCTGATGGAGAACTTCACCCCCTCCAGCCCGTTCACCAGCGCCTTCCGCTGTTCGTCGTTGCCGGTCTCGTACTGTATGATGTTCACGCCCGTGGCCGCCTTCACCGCTGCGATCTCTTCCGCCGGTGCGCTGGTTGGCGCGATGATGGCCGCCGCCTCGCTGAAGGGGACTACTCTCTGCGCCTTCGCCTCGTAGTATCCCGTAGGGATGTTGGCTGCGCGGTCAATGAGCGCAAGGATGCTCTTGGCGTGCCCGTCGGATATGGCATAACCTTCCTTGCGGAACGCCGCCTTCACCGCCGCCACGGTTTTCTTCCCCTTGGCCGCTTCTGCGATGATGCCGCTCAGGTTTTGCTCCTCCTCGAAGCTGTTGTCGTACTTGTGCATCGTGGTGAGCATCAGATCGTTCACCACACGGTCAAGATAGATGCCGAGGTCTCGCAGCGCCTTTGCGTGCTCCTCCTCGCTTACCGTGCGTAGTCTTGCCTCGTCCGCGTGCATCTCGTCCACGTTCCGATATTCCCGCGTGGCCGTTGCCGCCAGTGTCTCCGGTGTCACGCCGTACATGTTCGCGCCCTTGGCTGCCGCCATGTTCATGGCCTTCACGATGTTCTCCGCCGTGTAGTCCCAGTGTGTCTGTGCAAAGCTGCGTCTGCCGCTGTCGGTCACTGCATCCTCGCCGTTGTAGATGCCCCGCTCGCCCAGCAGCCCCTCCAGCTGTGGCTGCACCCAGTCTTTCACCGTCCGCAGCGCATCGTTCCAGCTTCCACCCGGTGCGATCATCTCCATCATCTTGGCCGCCGTGGCTTCCTTGTCGATCTCGCCCGCGCTTCCGCCGCTCTCATAGAACTCCTGCGTGCTCCGGATGAAGTCCTCCACCCGGTTAGGGAACACATTGTTCTTCATGTAGTAGTCGATGCGCTTCTCCTTGGATTCCGGTCTGCGGTTCAGGAAGTTGGCGTGTTCCTCTGCATAGACCTCCCGGATGGCCTGTTCCGCCGGTTTCATCTCTTCCGCCGTCAGGCGCTCGCCGGTCATCAGCTTCACCGCCAGCCGCGCCACTTCCTGTTCGCCCACCGCGTCGAGGTACCGCTGAATGGTTGCGTTGCTGAAGAAACGGTCGAACTGCTTGTCACGGTACACCGGTTCAAGGCTCTTGCCCTCGCTCTGAAGGAATGCCGCCTGCACCTCCGGATGGTTCGCCAGCTTGTCGGCGATCTCTTCCGGCTCCCATCTGGTCTCATTCTCCAATCCGATCTTGCCCAGCGTGCCGCTGCCTTGGAAAACGCCGCCCGCAAACTGGCTGGACAGGTTCTTGATGTTCTCATCGAACGCCCGCCGCGCCTCGTAGTTCACCTCGCGCTCCACCAGCGCATTGTCCTTTGTCGGTGTCCATGCGTCGCCGCCGTACACCTTGTTACGCGGGTCTGCCTCCGGGTCTATGGTGGCACGTGGGAACACTACGCTGGTATCTCCGTACTTCGTGTGCCCCTCCGCCGCGTCCACGATGGCCACGGAAGGGGATGGGATGCCGCCCCAGTTCAAGGCCGCGTCACGAATAACAGACCAGTCCTTGTTGTGTACGGCAATCAGGTCTTTCGTCCGCTCCACCGGCTCGTCGATGGAGAAGCGCTTCTTGACAGGCGGCAGCTTCTCTGCTACACTATCGTCAGAGACGGATGCAGTGCTTCTGGCAGCTCCCGGTGACGGGTTCGTGCTTATTGCTGCATCCGCCTCTTTTTCTGTAAAAGAGGTCGGCTGCAGGTTTAGCACATCGTACAGTGCCATGCTTCCATTTTTCTTCGTGCCTACCACCACGTCCGCCGTGTAGTCGTTTCCGCCCACTCGCAGCAACACATTACCTCTGGCGAAGTCCGTGATTCTGTCCTTGCGCGGATGGTTTAGCCCTTCGTTCACCCAGTCCGTCGTTGCGCGCAGGATTTCGTCGGCATTGTCCGTGGCGCGTAGCTTGTCCGCGTGCAGCTGCGGGTCGTTGTTATAGAGCCACTGCATGTACCGGGAGAAAGTCATCTCCTGTCTGCTTCTGCCGTCAATCTGAATTTCGTTGTTCCCCACGGTGATGCCGTTGGGGAACTTTTTCTTCAGGTTCTCCTTGACGGTCTTCACCCAGTCTGCCTCCGGCACGCCCGCAAGGATGTCCTGTTCCACCTCCACGAACGGCTTGTTGTCCGTGGTCTTTCCGATGGCGTAGCCATCCCCACTGTCAGCAAATACCGTATCCTCGCTGCCATAGTCAGGCGATGTCTCCCGGCGCTCCTGCGCCGTCAGCTCCCGTCGCTTCGCAGTGTCCCGCGCCTCGATCTCTCCCGCCGTGTCGCGGTACAGGTCGGTCGGCATCCGGCCTCCGTTCCTCGCGTTGCGGTCGATGCTGTCCCGCAGGCTGTACCAGTCCCACACGCGGTCGCCGTACTGTTCCTCCAGCTGGTCTCTGCGCTCGTCGTAGCGCACCCACTCCGGCGGGTCTGGCTCGATCTGCTCCCATGTGTTCAGGTCAACCTTCCCGCGCGGCACCTTCGGTGCCATGGCATCCAGCTCTTCCATAGCCGCAACGAACTGCGGGTCGCTCTCCCGTATCTGCTCATACTGTTCCTGCAGTCGTGCGCCCTCGCGCCGTTCCTCCGCCGTCCTGCTGTCAAATCCGTTTTCCATTCTCCGGTTCCAGTAGGCGGGGTTTGCCCCGCTGGCAAATCCTTCCCGGTTCTGGATGGCGTGCTGCACCTCATGGATGAGGGAGTTCAGCAGCGCCTCCGGTCTGTTCTTCAGGTCGCGTCTCAGCTCTATGCTGTCAAACTTCCGGCTGTATCCGCCGTTCTGTCCGTCCTCCAGCGTGTGGAATGTCACGCTCAAATCCGCCATATCCGGATAGGCTTCAAACAGCTCCGGCGCATCCACCAGCTCTCCCAGCGTGGTGTAGTTTGGAATATCCGCCGCGTCGGTGCGCAGCTGCATCCTGCTGTCGTTGATCTCGAAGCGCCACTTGCCGTCCATGCCTTCGTGCCAGCCCGTCGCCTTGCGGATGCTCTCCATGTCGGCTCCGGCCTGCTGCATCTCCTGCGCTTCCCGCAGGCTTTCAAGGTTCGCGCCGTTGGCGTTCGCCCCGGCATAGCTGTGCTGCAATCCGCCCAGCCCCTGCTGCATGTCGATCTCCGGGTCATACATGTCGTTGAACGCCGCTTCTGCATCCTCTTCAGAGATTTCCCCGTTTGCCATCTGCTGCTGCAGCGTGTTCATGTTCTGCGCCTGCGCAGCGGCTCGCTGCTGCATGTCTGCGGTGAAGCTGCTCTGTGTCTCCTGCAGGGCGCTCTGGTAATAATTCTTTGCCTTCGTCAGGAACGCCCGCTCCTGCGCGTCGCTGTTGCCCAGCTTTGCCAGCAGCTCGTTGATAAACTGCAGGATGCGCCGTCCCAGCGTCCGGTTCTGCTGCACCATGGCGCGGATGCTCTGCTCGTCGGTCAGCAGGTACTTTTCCACATACTCCGCCACGATCTCCGAATCAATGGCTGCGTTGTCCGTCAGGTTCTCGCCGTGCCGCGCATACAGTTCCGCCTTCTGCTGCCGCATAGCCTGCAGGTCTCCGCCGGTCTGCCGGATGCGGTTCAATACCAGCTTCTGCAAATCGCTGTAGCTTCCGCTTGCCTCGATGCTGTGTGTCAGTTCGTGGCTGATGATCTGTGCCACCGGGTTCTGGCTGCGTGCGTTGACATAGATTTTCCCGTCCGCCGGGTTGTAGTAGCCGTTGTGCATTCCTCCAGCGCTATCCGCGCCTTCGTCGAAGAATACCACCTCGCGCCCCACAATGTTGGCGATGCGCTGTACCTTGGCGACGGTGTCCTCGTCCACGCCCGCAAGAATGCCCGTGCGTTCCGTTTCCGTCTCGGCTCTCGCAGCTCTCTGCCGCGTTTCCGCCTGTTCCGCCGTCGGCAAAACGCCCAGCCGATCTGCCTCCATGGTCTCTCTCATCGGCGCAGTTTGGCGCTCCTGCTCCGTTGTGCGCTGCTGCGTCTGCGTTTCTGCCTGCTCAGCTGTCGGCAGTTCCGTTCCGCCGGTCTCTTCCGCCGTCGGCAGCACCACGCCTTTCGTCTGTTCCTGAGCGGTTCCGGTTTGTCCTGCAGTCGGTTCCGTCCCTTCCAGCATTCTGGTGGTCTCCGCAAACAGTCTGCCGATCTCCGTATCCGTCAGCTTCTTGCCCTTGTTCAGCTTGTTCTTCAGCTCTTGTCCCAGCTTGTATGCCTCGCTGTTTTCATCAAGGGTCTCCGCCGTCTCGATGATGCTGTTCACCATCTCGTCGCCCATCTTGCGCAGCGTGCTGCCGGTCTGCTGGTATCCGGCGTTTCGCTGCACCGTTCCGATGCCCACACCCGCCGTGGCCATGGTGCCGCCGGACAGTGCGCCGCCGAGGAAGTCCAGCCCCATCTCTGCCGCTTGCTGCGCCACTGCAAGGCCGAAGGCTTCGCCCTCCGTCTTGCCCTCCGCCATATATGCGTCGATGGTCTGCTGCCACTCGCTCTTGTCCTTGGCGATGAGGATGTCGGCAAACAGGTTGATGAAGTCGCTGCCCACTTCCTCCGCGCCTTCCGTGAACGCATTCTTCAGGATATATTTGATGGCTCCGTCTTCCCACTTGCCTTTCAGCAGCGCCTCGATGCTGAACTTCTCTGTAAACACTTCCGCCGCACCCGCGATGGTTCCCAGCGTGAACGCCTGCGTGTCTGTCAGTCCTCTATCCTTCGCTGCAATGGTGGCATCCGCCGCCGCACCGGTGCCCATAATGGCAAGAGACATTCCCTCGCTCAGTGCGCCGCCTCCGCCGAATCCGCCCGTGATCGCAGTATTCAGCAGGAAGTCACCCATACTCATGCCGGTCTGGTACAGGAAGCTGCCCGCTTGCCCCCAGTTCCCGCTCTGTTCAATGGTCTCCGCCACCTGATTGCGAATGGCATTGTTGGCGTAGGAAAAGCGGTTGTACGCCGCATTCTGGTCGATGGTTCCGGTGCCGAGATAGTCCGCCGCCTGTGCGAGATAACTCAGTCCCTTCATCGGGGAAGTCAGCACGCTGAACACACTGCTGCCCACTGGCGATTCCTTGGCATAGTCTCTCCAGTACGCCTCTTCTTCCTGCCGTTGGCGATAGTTCAGATCGCCCGTCAGGTAGTCATAGTAGGCATGTGCCGCGTCCTTGCCCTGCGAGGCGTACAGATAGTTGAAGATGGCCACTTCTTCGTCGGTCATCTGCTGCGATTCCGATCTGTTTTCCGTCGCCATGCCGAACAGAGCGCCCAGCGGGTTGCTGTCCCCGCCATAGTTCGCCCCGGCTTGATTGGTGATGTATGCACCCGCCTCGCTGTTGCCGTTGATGTACTCATACAGCGGGTCATCCCAGCCGCTGGCATCGTCACTGTAGTTATCAAACAGAACGTCGAGGTTGGAGCGCTTCTTTCCGTTTGCCGTGCTCTTGTATTGGCTCTTTTCGCCAAAGTCTTCCGCGCTGGTCAGGTCGGCATACTGGTAATACTTCTTCCAGTCCAGCTCCTCCTGCAGCAAATCCGCCGCACCCTGTGCCTCCGCGATCTTGCCGTCCATGGCCTTGGCCTGCGCCTGCAGCGCCTGTGCCTGCTGGCTCCACTGCATCAATTCATTTGTCCCGCCGCGCCGGGAAGATACCTTGTTCATCAGCTGCTGCGCCTGCTTCTGCAGCGCCTTTTGCTGCTCTTGCAGTTGCTTCACATTGCTCTGCGCCGCCGTCAGGTCGGCGTTGATGGCGTTCTCGTCCGTTCGGATGGTCTTCTTCCAGTTGTCGAACAGGTTCTGCTGCTCTGTGCGGTAGGCTTCATAATCCTCCGCCGCCTGCTTGTACTGGTTCCACGCAGGCTCATAGGCTGCATAAGCGGCATCCACCGCCTTTGTCGCGTCTTCATACTGTTTCAGCGTGCTGGCATATTCCCGCTGCATCTGCTGCACAATCCCGGACGCAATAGCGCTGCTGCCCGCGTACTGCTGCAGCTCCGGCAGCTTTCCGCTCAGCTCGTTCAGCTTCGTATAGAGATTGCCCGCCGTCTCATTGGCGCTCTGCAGCTCCTCCGCCTTCTTTTTGGCGTTCGCCTCATAGGTGGTCACGGTGTTGTATTTCCGCTCCATATCCATGCCCAGCTTCGGCTGCGAATAGTATTTCCCATCCGCCGTCGCGCCCACAAGGTAGTTCCGATAGCTGCCGTACTTCTGCTGCATGGCAGTGGAGCGGTTATACTCGCTCTCTGTCAGCTTATCAGATGCAGCTGCGCGTGCGGCATAGTTCTGCCGCACGCTGCTGTCATACTTGTCTCTGGTTTTCCCACTCCGGTCGAAGCCTGTGTTGCCGCTGGCAGGGTTCTTCTGCGTGTCTACCTTGCCCAGCTTCTGATTGCTCCATGCAGAAAAGGTCTGCGTCTTTTGCGGCGTGCCGGTCGTCTTCGCTGCGCCGGTCGCCTGCCTTATCTTGTTGTTGCTCCACTCAGAAAAGGATGCCATACCGTGTCCTCCTTACTTGCTGGCGGCGTATTCGCAGTAGTCTTTGATATAGTCCGCGTAGCTGTTGTAGTTCTTTACCTCAGTGCCTCCGGTGCCGTACTGCTGTAGTGATGCCTTCCTGCGGCTCCACTCGCTCTTGGTCATCAGGCCAGAGCGCACGCTGCCATCCACACCCGCCGCCTTCATGTAGGCAATGGCGCTGTCGTAGTCGGTCACGCCGGAGATATTCCCGCCGACGGAATCGCCGCCCTTGGTGAATCCCGCCTGTGTCAGCATTGCCTCCGTAATGCCGGGATTGCTCTGCAGGATGCTGTTCCATGTGTCAGCGTCGATGTTCGTTCCGTAGGCCGCCTTCAGTGCTGCGATGTCCTGCGCGCTCAGCCCGGTCATCTCGGTCTCCTGCGGCGTTGTGTTTCCGCCGCCTCTACTGCTTCGGCTCCCTCCAGAAGAGGACTTGCCCGCCGCCGTGGTGTTGAATCGGTTCAGCGCCGCTGCATCCGGGTTGATGCCCAGTTCCCGCAGTCCGGAGTAGTCGCCGTACTGTGCAGCCAGCTGCGCCAGCTGATAGCGTCGCTCATAGTCCGTCGGGTTGTTGTCGGTGTTGATGCCCAAATTGTTCAGGAACGAATTGTCTCCCAGCTCCGCCGCCGTCAGCGCCTTGTTCATGGCCTCGCTGCGTCTGGCCGTCTGGTTGTTCACCTCGTCCAGCAGCTGCCCATAGTTGAAGCTGCGGTCGGTATTGAACTGGTTCAGATCGTTCAGGTACTTGGTGTAGTCCAGCTGCTCCAGCCCGCTCGCCGTCTGCAGGTCGTTGTTGATGCGGTTGTACTCGTCCATCCATGTCTGATAGTCGAAGGCACGGTTGGTGTTGTACTGCTGCATCTCGTTGAGGAACTTGTCGTAGTCGCTCTGCTCCGCACCCTGCACCGCGCCGAGGTCAGAGAGCTTCATGTTGTAGTCGTTCATGTACTTGTTGTAGGCCAGCTGGTAAAGCTCCGGGATTTTGTCCGTCATCTGGCTGGCGTAGTAGTCGCCCGCCTGCGCCGCCGCGTTCACCGCGTAGCTGGACGGAATGCCTCCGCTGGCTGCTGCCGCCGCGCCCAGCGCGTCCTGCGTGGCTCTCTGGCCTTCCCGCATGTACTGCTTGCGGTACTGGCTGTAAAGCTGGTCGTTCTCCGGGTCATAGCTGAAGTCCTTCCGGTTTACGATCTGGCCAAGCAAGTCCTGAATGGTCGCGTCGTAGCGGTTGTTGTATTCCGGCTGCGCCTCGCCGTAGGAATAGCTGCCGTAGCCCAGCTGCTTGTCCAAAAGGCCGCTGATGGTGTCGGCATAGTTGTTTTTGTAGGTCGGCGCTGCACTGCTCTGGAAGTCCTTGGGGGACAGCGGGTCAAGGTAGA